CGGACACACCAAGAGCAGCGTTGTCGAGGAACTTGGCATAGTCGCCAGCAGCCTCAAGCTTCTTGGTGTCGATGATGGAAGCAACGCTGGACGTATCGTCGAGGTCTTCCTCGGCAATCCTGGAAGCGCCACCGATCTTACGAGCGGTTAGCAGAACTTCGTCGTTGGTTGCAGCGTTCTCCGGGTATGCGGAACCCTTCGGAATCACAGCTACGGTGAATCCACCAGAGCGCGGAACGTGCTTCAGGTTGGTGCTCATAGGCTCCCTGCGGGCAAATGCCTCAACAGCGGATACCTGATTAATCTTGGAAACGACCTGAGAAGACCACTCTTCTGGTAGCCAGGTCTCGAATGTTTCGCGTGCCATGTTATGTCTCTTTCTTTGATAGACATCGGGATAGGTTTGTTTTTGCTACCCATCCGGGCGTCTTACGAAAGAGCCAATAACTGGCGGTACTACATTAAAAAACTTGTGTGTTTAGCCTTTGACGCGCTTCAGGCGTTCTACCTGAATCTCCGTAGCGGACTTGGTGGAGTCGGGCTTTCCGCCCCTTGCTCCAGCATCCGCCTTCGGGAATCGCTTGCGCGGCTTCGGCGCTTCTTCTTCGGACTTGAACATCTCCGGGTAATCTTCCTTCAGGCGGTCAATCTCGTCTTCCAACCCTTCAACATCCCCATCGTCGTCCACTTCAAGCTGATCGGTGTCCAGAAGCCTGATCAAACCTTTGAGGTTGGTACCTCCGGCCTCGATCAAAGCGCTCTTTGCCTCCGATTTGATGATTCGCGGCTTCGCAAGCTCAGCAGCCTTGGCAGCAATCTTGTCCTCAGCATCGTCATCCGAAGTTTCCTCGGACTTCTTGCTCAGTGCCTTCTCGCGCCAACGCTTGTTGTTCGCGTTAGCCTTCTTTAGAGCGTTCTGGAGCTTCTGGACTTCCTCCTTCGTCGGAGGCGTCCACTCCTCTTGCTCTTCCTCGTTCTCCTCGGACTCTTCTTCCTCGGTTTCGAGTTCTTCCTGCTCTTCTACCTCTTCAGGCATTGGTTCCCCCTGCTCCCATTCTCGGGAATCTTACGAATACCCAAATCGGGCGTCCTACGTGATTGTTATAACTGCGGTACTTCGTTGTTTATTTCGGGCGCAGGTGTTTGGGCTTCTATATCAGGAATACCGAACAGATTCAGCTCTTCATCGGTGTAGCCCGCTTCTTGGAGAGCACGTCTGCGCGGGATTCCTGACTTGACCTTCAGCTCAACCAGATTCCAGGAGTCCGCGTCCTCTGCATCCTGGACGGGTGCCCACGTAACGGTCAGCGTATCCTCGTTTGTATTGAACCCAAGAATGGAAAGAGCCAGGCTGAACGCACTCTCCCAAGTTTCGCTGAACATCAACTGCCGATAACCGATCTTCTTCGTGAGTGCAGCCTCAGCACGCCTTCTACTTTCGCCTGATGGCGGAATGCCACTCTCAACGACGTGGAGCGGAAGGTCGCAAACACTCGCCAGGTCCTGAATAGCCTGCTTCATAGGGTCCAAGAACGCCTTGGGCTCTGCCGCTGACCACTCGCCTACGGATTTCAGACCTTCCAACATCACCAAAGAGCCAGGAGAAGCAACGAAGTCAGGGTCTGAGCTACGAGCGCGGTCTTCGTCGTCGTAGATAGCGTCATCCTCAGCAGGGTTGAAACCCTCTGTGGTTCCGTTGCCCGCCTCGGCCAGTCCGTAGCGCTGTGGGAATGAGGCGAAGTCCACGGCAGCCATCTCAACCGCAATCAGCTTCGTGATGATTGCTTGAGCGCCGTAGGCTGGAGCGTGTTCTGGAGAGCCGTACTTGCCTTCAGTGCGGAAATGGGCCACCGGGACACGACCGTAGTCATGAAGGATCTCCCAATCCTCTTGACCATCGTCCAGGTAGGGCTCGAAGTCCTTTTCCGTCTTTGAACTCTTGCCGCCCTTAGCTTTGCTGACGTAGCGGAGGATCTTGTCGGGGTAGTAGAGGTTGACTCGCAGCTTTTCACCCGCCATCCAGCATTTGATGGCGTAGGTCATCAGCCCCGTGTCATCGTCATAGAAGGCGCGCATATTCTGCGGCGTATTGTGCCGCATGTTGACGGTGGTGCCCTCTTCGTCACCAGCTTCGATGATTAGATAAGTCTCTCCGAACGTCAGCGCAGCCTTATGGATGGCAGGAGCTTCGAGACCAAGACGATTTACCGCCCAAAGCGCGTCAATAGCGTCTTGCTGGGCGGAATCTGTGCTCGTAACCGCGTTGATCTCCAGTCTCGACAAGACTGCATCGACCGGCTTCTTCGCATAGTTGATGTTGAACTTACTTGAGGCTGCGGAAACAGACCGCGCCAGTCGCGGATTAGCGAAGAAGATTTCCTGAGCGGTTCCTTCATAATAAGATTGGGCTTCATCAACCAAATCCTGGTTGGCTCGCAGCTCTTTGAGCGCGTAAGTCAGGTCTGAAGTCATATTTTCCCTCTTTGAACGGGTTTAGTACTTCAGTTAACGGGAATAGCCGCGCTTTTCGTCCCTCAGACGTAACTTCTGTTGCTTCTGATGCCGGGTTTTACTCGCTTTGGCTGCCCAGCGTTGGTCAGCCGGGTATAACCAGTGCCCACAGCGTCCACGAGGTCATCGTTGAGCCCGCGTGGGAAGGCAAGAAGCTCTCCCTCAAGCTCCGGAAAGACTCTGGTGTGTACGATGTGGCGATTCTGATAGCCGTCAAGAAGCCAGTTGGCGCGTACTTCCTTCTTCACGGACTGCTTCTTCTCGATGTAGCGGACTGGGAGGTCAGCAAAGACCTCCTGCCAGACATCACCACCCTGGTTGGTCTCGACCAGCACGGCTGACACCTCCGGGTAGGCCTGAAGGATGTCGCCCACCTTGTGGCGCAGCGCCTTGGGGGAGAGCTTCACCTTGTAGGCGTCACGCACGTAGACCTTGCCGTGACTCAGGCTCAGCACCGCTATGCCCGTAAAGTCGGACTTGCGGTGAGTGGTCACAGCCGGGTCAATGGAGATGATGGTTACCGTATAGTGCGGAAGCGCCTCGTAGGTGAAGTCTTCCTTGCTCCACATAATGCTGTCAGCAGCCATGGGGGAGTTCATGAAGTTCAACCAGAAGCTGCGGTGATGACGAATGCTCTGCAGATATTCAAGACTCCACCGCTCCGGCCACAAGGAACATTCCGTCAGGTTGTCATCGGCAATAATGCCGGGGTAATAGTACGTCTGAAACGCTTCATCAATGACCCACTGCGGCTGAGGGATGTTCGGGTCCTGTTCGTGCTGGACCATTTGATGAATGATCGAGCCGTTCATAACCACCGTTCCCACCACAACCACGCGGGCATTGGTGTTGATGAACAGAATCGAGTTCTGCAGCGTGTTCAGCCGCTGCTCTGCCAGATAGGACGAGTAGTTCTCAGCACTGGGCTCGATGTCGTCAATGATGATGAGATCAGGTCGAGCGTTGCCATGTTTCATACCGAGGATCGAGCTGTCAGCACCCTTCGCCTCAAAGATGAAACCGTTGCGGCGCGTCATCTTGCTGCGGCTGTTGAACTCGGGCGTTCCTGCGCTGGTACGCGCGTGAGCACACAAGTCTGGGAAGTCTTCCTTCAGTAGCGCGTTGGCCTCCAGCTCCGCCTTGAACGTGGCCAGATGCCCTTCGGCCTGGTAGGCCGAGTCGGCAAACGCGGCCACATAGCGGACATGCTGCATCGCTGCGGACCACATTGGGGCTATCAAGAACCAGGAGGTTGTCTTCGCTGAATGGCGAGGAGCTACGAATCCTTTGCGCCACTCCATCGGGCGAGTTGTCGGCTGGGTCCAGCTCTTCATCTGGGTGTACCAGTCCAGATGCATTGGACTGAAGCTGATGAGGTTACCGGTCTCCGGGCCGAACAAGTGGTGTCTGAGATAGATGAGAGCGAAGAGCGGCGGCTCATCCCAACACAAAGCCTTCCGCCACTCGGTGTGGTCGAGAGCACGAGAACCGTCAGGCAACTTGATGGAGTAGAAGCGGTGCCAATACTTCATGACCTCTGGCGTTGCGTTAGTCAGCGGCTCAACTGCTGTCATCGACTACCTCAGCATCTTGAATGTCCGAGGGCAGTTGCTCGTCTTGCATCTGCTTGAAGACAGCCCGGATCTCCTCGGCTGACAAGCCTTGAGCCGGTTGCTCCGGAGGAGCCTCAGGCTGCTGCTTATTCGCGCCTGTGAGCAAGGCTTGCTGCTGCCAGATCTTCAGCACTGCGGTCATTGCTTTGTAGTCCCCGTCCAAAGCTTTGGGAAGCCAGACAGCCAACAGCTCATCGGACTGGGCGAGCTGGGTCTTCCGAATCGCAGAGCCGTGAGTCTCGGTAACGTGGTCAATGACCTGTTCGAGGTAATGCCTGACCGTCTCCTTGCTGATGCCCAGCTCCTGGCCAATGGCCCTCAGGCTCATAGCCTTGTCGGCCTTCAGCTCCCAGGCCTTCAGCCCCAGAGCAAGTTGAGCATGCTCATTCCTGTAAGGCCGCTTGCCTGGGTTCTTCGGGTTGGAGGCAGCAGACACCAGCACATCCAGCATCTGGCTTGGTGGCGTCTGGTTGTCGGTCATGCTATGTCCTTAGCGGGTGGTTCTGGATAAGCGTGGGCTTCTGGGATATACCCAAAGCCTGGGGATAAAGGTGTGGATAACCCAACGCTTCTAGCGGAAGGGCGGATAGTCTTCCAGTCCTCGAACCCCAGAGCCTGGTTGATGTGCTGAACCTCAACCAGTAAGCCCTGCTCATTCGCGACTTCTCTGGCCCAAGCAACCGCCTGGTCCTCGGTGGTTATGTCCCTTCGGAGACAACCCCACTTAAGACCGTCACGATAAAAACGCACTTTGGTCATTACATCTTCGGTCATCTGGTTATCTCGCTATCGGGCTAGTAGTGCTATGCCGCGCTCAGGCGCTTCCGCGTTCTGGCGCTGAGGCTTTGGGTGTTTTTTCGGTGGAAGAGGAGGCTTCGGGGGTCAGACCTTTGAGTTGCCCTTCAAGCTCCTCGATGTAGCGCAGCAGTCGCTTCTCGGCTGGGGT